GGCAGGAACAAATTGTTCTACAAGTCTCACCCAATAATCACCAAGTGCTAATGTAAAATCAATCATTTTTTGATAAGTAAATTTATTGGTCGGAATATTGATCGCTTCGTCGCTTTGTAAGTACTTCCAAAAAATTGATTGTAATGCAGGATACCCTCCTGTTTTACCGTCACTTATATATTGTCTGTTTCTAACGTTAATTAAATTATTATAAAATGTTTGAGCAAATTCAAAAAACGTTTTTTGATCTGGTTTAGGGTTTATGACAGTCCAATCAGTATCACCAGGTGTTGGGTAAGGAGCCGTTAATCCGGAATTTGGTATTGGATAGTTATACAATACGGATTGTTCCCAAACGTCATAAGTAATCCCCTGACCCATATTTAAATACAGATCAATGTTTTTAACATTTATAACTAACCTGTCGTCATCCACTCTATAGTATGTTGGCGAATTTGGTGATTGATTTCTTCTAATTCCGACTTCGGTTTTTGGCCATGATTTAGTATTATCCACCGTTCTAACTAAATTGTAACCAACGTTTGTCATAAATGGAAACTTTCTAAATCTATCAAGCCAATCTTGACCATACGTAAATGGCTTAAATTTTGTAACCAAAGAAACGGTATTCCCACTAAATATTGAGTTTTCTTCATCAACAACCTCTAATGATGTATGTTCAGGTGTTTGTTCAAACCACCCAGCCCCTTTTTGGAAAAAATAATCAGGTGAGTCCTCAACTGCCTTTGGGTATCCGTCTTCATAAATTGGGAAATCTTCAAATGTTGCAATAACCGTCTGTAATGTGTTAACTGTTGTAAATCCAGTATATAATATCCCTTGTATTGTAAATGTGTTCGTAGTATCAAATGCCGGCGTATCTAATAATAGAGTACTACCCGATAAACAAACATATTGATCTCTAAAATCATTAAAGTTTATTGGGCCATCCGCTAAATAAACATTTTCATTAAATTCAATAAGAGCGTCAGGTGCACCAACCATTCTCATTACAAACTCTATGGATTTTCTTGTACCTTTAGATTTAAATAGATATGCCGAGTTAAGAATTAAATTTCTATAAAATTGGTAATTAAGCTCGGTTGGTGTCATTGGTTTTGACATTCCTCCGTAGTCGGACTCATTAGATGTTGTAAAAATACTATTTAAAAAATCCTCATTAGTTATTGGAGAAACATTAGGGTCAAATCCAACGGTTTGTGCCAAATTTACCAATAACTGTGACGGAATATCATTTCCAACTATATAATTAACTGAATTAATGTTTGCTAACGCATCAATAAATTTTTTAGTTTCATCAAAACTTCTACCATATATTTGTAATACTTTTTCTAATTTTTGGTCTGGTGTGTCAAAATCTTTTAGGGATCCAGTAATTAAAAATCTTGATATTAAATTAGTTTTATAACTATCGAGTAACTCCGCAATTGTTTTAACTTCGTTAATGTAATTTTCAAAACCTAACGATCTAATATCTATATTCCATTCATCCGATAAAGGCCAAGTTACACTTTTAGAATTTAAAATATATGTACCATCATCATCATATTCAGGATATGTAAATGTTGCAGTATATTTAGGACTGACATTTCTATTTAGTAAAAAATCTTCAACCTCATCGAAACTATCACTAAATATTTTTTCAGTTGTAATATTGTTTGGTTTGATTATAATTGTTTCAGTAAATGACGTTAACCCTGAAAAAGGTTTACCTTGTACAGTTATTATTATAGTACCTCCAGTTAAACTTGGGGATGCTGTAAAATCTGTAAGATTGTATTCTTCATTATCCGTACTACCAATATAAATTGCATATTTTTTAAACTCTTTTGTTAAATTTCTAAATTCACTAATAGACATTGGGCTTTGAACCAAATTACTAGTCGCGTTTACACTATAATCAATATCAAATGGATTTGTTAAATATTTTACATCAATTTCAAACGTGGTTTCATCTCCAATTTGATCGTATATAATATTATTCGCTGTTATTGCACTATACCCCGTACCTATATTTTTTTTAGCTATAATAGCTGCTGGAAAATAATTAATGGATTTTGTTATTGAAACCTCTAACCTTTTTTGTAAAGACCCATAAAGTGAAAAACTTGTAATTTGTGAAATGTCAAAATTAGGATAAACCTGAAAGTTCTTTTGAACTAATAACTTACTCTCTTCAACACTACTTATGTCAAGATTTGTTAAATTATACGGTTGTGAAAATATTCCCGTATCGAAATTACGATTACTTTTTTCAAATATCGCACTTGTAAACTCAAAAGTACCAAGAGTTAACCCCCCACCTTGCACTAACTGAAGACCGACTAAATTATCAGAAAACGTTTGTGATCCTACAGGAGGTACAGGTGGATAAAAAAACTTCTGTCTAGCCATTAACTAATAATATTTGTAAAGTTCTTACTGAAGTCGATAGAAGAACCTCTATCTTGTCTAACCTCATAAAGTAACTCATTAAAGTTATCTCTAATTTCAAACAAGTTGTATTGTTTATAGATATTACCAGAACTATCGTAAAGCGTATAAATACCATCGTCGATACTTTTAGTTTGATTACCATAAAGGGCAATTGCTAATGTATCAATGTCGTGTTCTGCCATTTGAATGTCTATCGTAATTGGATTGAAAAAGGTATTTGTAATAATAATACTTTGATCAGGTTGCCCAATAAATGGTAATGCGTTTGGTTTGTTTGTTGGGGATGCGGATGGTGAAAGTGTGCAAAATATTAAATCCGACCCTGAATTAACATAACGATATCTAATCGCCTTTTGTGATGTATTTGTTTGATTTGTAAGTACCGGCTCGCAATAAAAAGACGAGGTAATTATTCTATAAAAATTAGGTATTTTTGTTCCATCAGCATTTAAATATTCAACTCTGAATCCTACAAGCCCTTGATTTATAAATTTATTACGAAATTGTGATGGTACTTGATTTATATCTATTACAATACCTTTAACATTTGGAAGTGCCGACAAAACCCCACAATCAAGTATAGTTGTTCTTATCTCAGCAGGTCTAATGTAAAGAGTGTATATTCCCAAATTATTAAATTCTGATGATGGGAGTTTTAAGTTGTAAAGACCACCTAATATTTCAACGTTTGCATTACCACCAGTATTGTCATTATGAAAATACGGAGTTAAAATGGTTGAAGCGTCTAATTTTTTTAAAATAAAATTATTAGTCACGTCCCTTGATGGGGTGTAATGTAAAAGTATCTCAACATCTTGTGGTGATACGTCTGCAGGTCTATTTATTCCGTAAGTTCCTAAAGCCATATTTTTATTTTATAAATAGTTTATCCTATTTTTTATATTACATTTATTTTATAATAACCATATCCGTACCTCACCAAATCTCCAATGTTATCAACTTCACCTAATCTTTGTAATGGTTCATAGGCCGAAAACTTTCCTCTTTCTATATAAACATTTGAGTTTATTTCAGGAGCCATAACAAAATCTAACAAATATTCGTTTTTAGTAAGCGCTGAAACGACAAATTCATTACTTGTAATCCCTGATGATTCTGCCATAAAGAAAGTTGTACCGTCGTTGAAGTCGTAGTATTGTACGCTATTTATTGTATATGCAGTATATAATTGAGTAATTTCATTTATTTGTCCAACAGGGATCCCTTTAGAATATTTTATATATCCGATCGTATATGGTGTTGGTCCATATTTTTTTAAGTCAATTAGTTTAGATTTAGTGTAACCTGAAACAACAAAAGGAACGTCAGTATAATTTTCACTTAAATATTGGGATATATCATATCCTGAATCACCTGTAAAAATATAATCATAACTTAACGGTATCCCCGACCAACTCCCACCTTGTGGTGTAAAAAATATTTCACCTTGTTGGTTATCTACCGTGACACCAGTAAAAGGTATCTTAACTTTTTTATTAATGGTTGTTATTCCCCAAGGATTTATCTGTTTTAACGTTATTGTGTATCCTGATGGTAAGGAAGGATAAGTATGATTTAAAATCGCATCTCCTTGATTGAAGGTTGATGCGGGTGTACCATCCCCCCAATTAACTTCGTAGTTTGAAAGTTGTAAAAAAGTTTGAAATAAACTTCCTGATTTATTATATAATGTTATGTTGTAACTATTTGAGGTGTTTCCCGTATATACAAAATTGCAAGCGACATCTTTTTGTAAAATAAATCCGTCAAATTCTGAATAATACCCAATATCATTTATTGATTGAGTAAATAATATTGGTATAGTAAGTCCTGTTAATGATGAACTCCCGTTGGGTCCTGAACTAATGACTTCTGTGAATGCAGAATAAAGACCAAAGTTAAAAACTTTGTCCTCATCTGTCGGTATACCACACTGCTCTGAATAGTACGTACCACTATATGGTAAAAATACTAAATCTCCTTTTACATTTTCTGGAGATATGACAATTGAATATTTGATTGCATCCATTATGGGTTGACGTATTCATACCATTTTATCGGACTTGACGTTGTTCCAACCCTTGTTAGTCCTCCTGTTGTATTTTCTAAATATATCTTATATTCATAATTATTATAATCCAAAACACATTTATAATAAAAAAGATATTTTTTATCAAAATTAAATTTGTTAGACAATAACCCTTGCGGTTTGTTAATCATTCTAACGAACTGACCAATTTTTGCATCAAAAAATTTTGCACTCATATAAAATTCTTTTTGATCCAAATACGAAATATTTTTTAACCAATAAATAAAAAAACCTTCTTTATCTGCTCCAGTATAATCTAATATGAATTTAGGTCTTTTAACTTTTACTATGGTTTGGTTTACACTTGGTCCGATAAACCCGTCTTCTAAAAGTCCTTGTTGTGTCGGCAATATTAAACTAAATAATATTTTTTGTTCTGTCGGTGAACTACTATCATAAAAATCAAGTTTGAAAAAACTCCCTTTAAATGAATTTGCAAAATAATATATTTCTTTATCTAAAAATCCGGCAGCCTCGTAATCTATAACCCAATTGTTTGCGTTGGTGGTTGCAGTTACCGTTTGTGAAGAACCCCCATTATAAAAATAAAAATTATAATTTATATTAGTTTCAGAATCAGTCCCCCAAGTCGCATGTGCAAATCTTGTGGTTTCAAAATCAGATATTGGATTTATTATATCTTCAATAACCTCTTCTTCAAATTCTTTAATACCATCTTCTCTACCTAAATTATCAAAAGTAATTTGAATTGGGATATTGATGTATGCCGTTTTTGGCGGTCCGTCTATTTTATATCTATAATAATTACTACTCACAATTATCAAATATTGGTGAATTAACTAAAGTTGTCTCAACATAAGTAATTCGTTTTATTGGTGTCTGTAAAAAATTTATTGTCGTAAATGGGTAATGCGCGTCATTTGTAAAAGGAAAGTCAATACCTCTATTTTCGGCGTCAATAAACCCATAATCATATATATCCCTCCAATACCAATTTTTTTCATAATCTGAATACCAAGAATAATTAGGTATATCTACTACAGGTAAATTTGTTGTACCTTCTTGAGTATAACTTTCAATATAATCACTATATTGTCTTATTGGTATCGAATGATGTGGAATATAACAATATCCGGCAGGTAAATTAAATGGTGAATTGTCAAGAAATAAAATAGGATTAAAAGAATATTTATGATAAAGTTTTGATATCACATATTCTTTTTGTTCCATATCATTAAACTCACAAAAATCACCTTTTATAACACTACCTGTTTTAAGATCTCTATTATAGAAAAAAGTATTTCCATTAAAATTATAACTACCAGTTGGTATATTATCTTTATTAACAATTGAAGTGTGGTTCCACCAATTATCGACGCTATCTTTTAAAAAATTAAACTCCCATCCAATGTCAATCGCTTTTTGATCATATCCTGGTTTATTAAACCAACCCATATAACCTTTGTTTAAAATTGTCACAAAAAGCTCTGTTACCGGTTTTCCATTATTATCAACCAAAGGGTTAACCTTTATATCTTTATTAAACGTAAAAGAAAAAGATTGTGAATCTTCTTTTATTGAAACTCTCTGTGTTTGGTTTGGCGTTAACCCAGAATATTCTAATTTTTTCTTAATACCAAATGGGTTATTTTCAAATGCAATTTTTGTCAGATTAACTTCATCAACATCTGTTAAAATTTTATGTAATCTAACATAGTATCTAGATTTCGTTTCTCCACTATTTTGTAAATTTGTTATTCTTTTAAGTGTTCCTGATTTTCCATCATATGCGTTTAAATTAGAAAACTTTAAATTGAAAATATAAAATACTTTATTTTCAGATCCATATGTTCCATCCCCTAAACCAAAAACACTAAAAACCGTTTTATTATTTAACGGAGATGACAACTCTACCCACTGACCAACCGATAAATTATGGTTAGTACCACAATAAAAATAAATAACTTTTTTTCCATTATAACTTCCTTTTTTCATAACAAAAGGTATTCCATCAGAACAAAGAAAACTATTAATTGTGACACCATTTCTTTCATCAGTATATGACATTGTTTGTGCGGTAGTACTAGAATACGCATATGACGCATAAACAGTCCAATTATACGTATTTGCACTTTTAGGAACAAACGGTATATGTCCTTCAATTCCTTGTGATCTACCAAAAGTAAATTCACTATATTGTGGAAAACCTTGCCACACATTAGTTACTATAGATTCTTCAGGATTTAAGTAATAAAGATTGTTTTTAAAAGGAGTGTAATTAGTTTTACCACTTAAAGTGTTATCAAATAAATTTACAAGTTTACCTGACAATCTAATTTTATCGCTTTTTTGTCTTTCAAGATTAAATCTTTCTTGTAAATTTATAAGTACCGTTCTGTCATTTTCTGTATAAGAATTTTGGTCACCAAAAAGTGGTACTTGTAATTCTACATCCCTATTTGGTGTTGTTGCATTTCTTTTTGATCCTAAAACTATTCTAACTTCACTTTCCTGACTCATTCTTATTGATTAAAAATATATTTAGTTATGTATCTATTCATGGAACTTGCCCCTTTTGTTAACCCAAAATAGAAGTGATAAGGAGCACCAACAACATATGATGTTGGTTGTCCGTTTGGCCAAGTAACCGTAGGAACTAATCCTGATGTTCTATTATAGATGTATCCCAATTTTTCTCCATTTCCTGGTTTAAAATATTCTGTTTGTGTAAAATCCATCGATTGGTATGGTTGAGAATAAAAGTTTGACCCTCCCGTTACCCATTCATTTGTGTCTTTTCCAAAAATTGTTGTCTGACTTTGACTTTTCCATTTATATAATGGTACAACTTGCGTCTTAGGGTATCCAAAATTTGTATAACTTGTTTTACCAGGGGATAGTAATTGTCTACTTGCAGTATCAGAAGAAAATAAAATACCAAATAATGGATCACCTCCACTATTTTCTACATATATATCATTTTGATCATAATCATCACTACTAAACCCTTCAACACCATATTCTGAATTAATACTCATTGTTTGTGCAAAATCACCATCAACTCTATCTTCACTTCTACTAAATATTCTATTAATTGATGCGTCACCCAACGCCAATGCTTGTCCCCAAAAGTTTGAATTTATAAGTCTAGATAAGATAAATAACTGAAGTATGTCCGATCCATCATTAAACGACGTTGTTCTTATTGTATCGACTAAATAACCTTCAAATTGGGGATTAAAACAAATTTCTTTTGTAAATTCATCTCTTGGTCCTAAATCCATAACGGTTGTAGGGAAGAAAATATTCTTTGTGTTCATTCCTCCGTAGTTATCAGCACTTTCCCAAGGATCATTTAAAATAGGATTGACATCAATCTTTTTGGGTAATTGACCAATAAATTTATCTGTTTGGTAATAGTACGGAGTTGCCCTATAAAAAAACGAATTAGTGGTTCCAAATGTAAAAATTAATGGTCCCTGACTCGGTCTAACACTTAATGGGTCTCCACAATATTTATATCTTTTTAAATCCCCAAGTATTGTAAATCTTTTTGCGTTTTTAAATGAAAACATATATAATGATCCATTAACCCAATTGTTTTGAAAAACGTGACTTATTACTCCTCTACACGCGGCAAACTGAAATCTAAATCTACTTTTCCATTCTTCAAAAGCTTTAATATCTTTAGGTAAAGAAACAATTAATGGATTGTCAACAAAATAATAACAACCACCAACAACTCTTCGGTTCGTATCATCTTTACCCATTTTGTTTTCATCACAATCTTCATTAATTCCAAAATTGGTTCCAGACCCTTCGTAACAACCAAGTGGTACCATATTTTCACAAGAAAGAGAATCCACAACATCGGTAAATGCTCCCCCATCTTCTGCAAAGTTTGCGGCAGAACCTGTGTTGTCAGTAGCATTATTTGACATTGCAGGAGTTGTAAATCCACCAGTATCATCTATTAAATAAAATCCAAAGTTATCATTTAAATGTAATGAAAAAGATGTGTTTCCATAAACCTCAGTAATATCAGAAGTGGGTAAACGATCAGATCTAAACACCAATCTATTATTTGCAGTTATTGTTATATTTGGATTATTGAGCGTTTCTAAATGATATGCAGGCGAATAAGTTCTTAAAATGTTGTTTGGTGGTAATTCTACTGAATTTATTGCTTGATCAATATTTAAATCAGGAACAAACGTACTAGCCTGTAAAGAACCCCCTTCTATTAAACCTTGTTGTTTATTTATATCATATCCGGCCCCTCCTGTTGGTGGAACATAATAAACTTGAAACCATAGTTTATTATTACTTGAAGTTATCCCTCCATTACTTGGACTTGTCGGGTTTGTAATCTGCCCCAACGTTTTTATATCTCCATTATAAGCAACGTGATTTGATCTTGATTTATCCGTTGAGTTGTAATAATGTGGTGAATTATTTGTAAATGCAGTAAATGCTGAGGTGTCCACATTAAAACCAAATGGTTCGTGATATAACTTTGTATTGGTGTTATTACTAACATCGTGAGATTCAGGTGTTAACAAATTATTATACCAGTTACCTGATCCTGTGTTAGGTTGTATTGGTATATTTAAATAATAATCTCCATCAATTATTGGTCCTGATCCATAATTATACCCAAATATTTTTGATAAATCGTATTTTATTTTTTGTTTTTCGGTATATGGATCAACACCTCTTGTTAAAAATATTATTTCATAGTCATCTCTACCCTCTAAAAATTCCGTTGAGTAATCATTTATTCTAAACCCCGCACCTCCAGACGGATATCCCACCGTTGAATATCTAGCGGATTGTATTTTTTTAAACAAATATTCATTTAAAATTGAGTTCCATCTTGCCGCACCACCCGAACCCGTAACGGCTTGACTTACTAAGTTTTGGTAATTTACATATGTGTCTCCTGTTAATACTTGGAAATATTCTATACCTGATTTAAACTTGTATTGTTTTCCGTTTTCACTTATTTTAAGTTTTAGTGTTGAAGTCGTGATAATCGAATTAGGTCCTATACTACTTATTGTTTTAGTAACTAATTGGGTTGCGTTATATGGCGTGGTACCTGTAATTGAATTAGTATTAAACTGATTTGCAACAGTTAAACCTGTAATATTTGGGTCATTTATACTTGCCGGATTGTTGAAACTAAGTATTTGTCCTGGCGTTAAATTACTTAAAGTTCCCGGATCACAAAGAATAATTAAAATACTATCCTCAAATGGTTGTGATGGTTCAGGAACATTAGTTACTGGGTTATTATTATAAACTATCGTTTTTATTCTGTTTGGTCCGGTACCACTAAAATAACGAGATCTTAAATTCATTAAATTTAATGATTGCGATAATGTCACATCAGCACCTAAATATAAATCACCACCTCCCTGCTCCGGCACCTCAACTAAAGGTAATTTAACTAATTTATCTCTACTCGCAGAAGTCCCTTGTCTTTGGTATCCAGAAAAAAGTTGGTTGGCACCTGTATTATAATTAACACTATTACCTATTCCTCCTTCATCAGTATAAAAATCTCTATTAAAAGATGCCACCGAATTAATATCAGACAAAAGTGAAACATTAACAGATGAAACAGTTGTAGACGCTTGTTGTGCAAAATCACCACCATCGGTTGTTAAATCTGATGCCTCACAAGCACACGCCTCACAATCAGGATATGATATCATTGGAAATGATATCCTTTTAAAAGGGTTATCCTCAGACAATGGCTTTATTGTTGATTTTTTACAATCTTCCTTTTTAAGTTTTGAGCTAATAGCTGCAACAACAACACATATCGCATAAACAATAACGTTTATAATCCATATTATTATATTAACAATAACTCTTAAAATCGGATATAAAAACGCCAAAACATGCATCAAAACCAAAAGAGGATATATAATGAATGCAGAAATAGATATAAACAAGTTAAATAGGAAAAAAATAAAATCAAAATTTCTTACACCATCATTAACAGGAAATCTATTTGTTGATGCTAAACAAGATCTATCTGTGATTTCTTTTATCCCCAAGTGTCTTGCTCTACCATAACCCCACTTCCATCTATCAATAAAAGACGCAACGGTATAAACTTTATTATAATTAAATTCATAAAATCTATCTTTACAATCAATTGCTTCTTGTATCATTGCAAGACCAAGAGTAGTTCCGGTATTACCATAATCTGCCCAATCTAAACTAAACGCATAGTTTTTTAATTGTGTAACGGTATCAAGTGGTGGTGCTGAAGTTGTGTTTTCTGAGGATCCAGTCCATCCCCATTCTTTTATGTTGGGTACCAAATAATCGGCTCTTTGAATTGGTGATGACAGTCCTGACTCGTTTTGATATTTAATTCTGAATCTGTACTTACCTTTTGTTGGTACTCCGACTTTTGGGTCTGCAGATAACACTTGTTCTCCAAATTCATTTGTTGTGACATAATCTAAGTTCATCGGTACTTCTACAAGCCAAGCACCATTTTCATCAATCACATTACCCCCCTCTTCTAAATTATATTGTTCTAAGACGGGTCTTCCATCAACATCGTAATCTTTTGTTTGTCTTATTGCTAAAATACGACCCGGACCTGTTACTAGATCACAAAGATTTCCTACATCATTTTTTGGTTTACAATTTGTTCTTAAATAATCTTCTTCTGATGAAGAAAAAATAGAACCCATAAATGTTGCCTGTGGTTTAATATCTATATTATAATCTCTAAGATCAAAATCAGTTCTAGTTATTCCAATATTACAAATTTCATCTTGTCCCCAAAAAGGCGCAACGTCAATATCTTTTGCCGCATTTAATATTTGTGGTAGTGATGCTAAATCTTCAGATGACTTAAATCTTTGGCCGTTAAATTGTTCGGGTGTTCCCCTACCCATTCTAATTAGATCTGCAGGACGTAGAGAAAAACATCCCATATTTGAAAGGTCTAAATCCAAAACTATTTTTTGACTTCCCAACGGTACACCTACAATCATAAAATCACCGCTTTCGTTAGTTTTTACGGTGTATTTATAATATTTTTCGTAAATCTCTAATACTTCTTTTCTTGTTAAAACATCTTCTCTTGATGGGAATGTTCCGGTAGGTGTATGTCCATTATATTCTTGAACGTATGGTAACAGATTATATCTATAACCGTCTTCGTTTTTTTGCTCTAAAAACTTATATGGGTAAAGTGTCGATATAACAGGATCGTTTTCATCAATATTACTTAATGGTACAAAAATTGAGACATTTGCGTTTGGTATTCCAAACCCTCCGTTAGCAATAACCCTACCAACAACAACTCCGTAGTCTGCACAAAATCTTGTATATACATCCTCTTGTTTTAATTTTAATGATAAAATTTCAAGAAAGTCAAAATCTTGATTTATGTTAATTCTTATGTTTTGATCGACACCTGGTTTTGTGCGAAGCCTATAACTTTTGGACATGAATTCTTTTAAAATAAATAGTTATGATCTTATTTTTAATAAGATAAAGAATAAACCCCCAAAATAAATAATGCTATGAAAAATTGACTGAGTTTAAATTTTTTACTCTAACTTTAATATCAACGTTATCAAATCTTATTTGATAAATTTGATCGGGTTCAGCAAAAATAGTATCGTCTATAATTTCAATTTGTTTGGCCTCAGGATCAATATATCTCTGTGATGTTTCAGATGATGAGTATTGACCCCCAACTTTATTATATATGTTTAAATTAGCCAATGTAGACACACCTGCTACATTTTGTATTAATCTTCTAATATCTGAAACATTTAAGTTTTGACCCATTTCCCTATTACTTGGTTGCATATAGTCCGACACTGAATTAATGACTTGTGTTATGACTTGTCCTTGATTAACCCCCCCTTCTAAAACTACAAATATTTCAAATTCTAAATCAATAACTTTTGCAACCTCAACTGAAACGTAGTCATTTATCATTCTATAATTTGACAAATATGTTGCAATATTTTTAATCAAATTAGATGAAACCGTTTGTGTTAATTTTTTTCCACTATCTAATGACAAAACTTTTACTAATATTTTATTGTCTTTTTCTGAAACAGCAGTTTTAGATGGGGCACCAAATTTACCAGGCATTGTATCTATTATTGATTTATAATCATTTATAGTTACTGCCCTTTTTTGTGCAGCAAAGTTAAATGTAACCATATTTCTTATTTCTTCTATTGTAGGTGGATTAGCCCCTCCAATCGCTGCAGTTACATTATTTACGGTTAAAGATTGTATTACTTTTTGGTTTTCAGTATTTGATTGTCCGTTTACTACAAAATCTATAGTACCAACTTGATTGATTGCTCCGACACCGACGTTAGACGCCAATCCTCCACCAACCCTATACTGAATAAATAATGTTGTATTTGGTTGTACAGTTAAACCTAAACCTATATTATTTTGAAAGTTTTGAATGTTAAGGGGTATTCCTATTCTTGTAAATTCTTTTAGTTGTTCATTAGGGGTTGTTGTACCTCCTCCAAATTGAACTCTCATAAAACCTTCTGGTGTGTATTCTGTTATAAATCTATTATCGGTTCTAAAATATTTACCAACCTTAATTCCTGTATTGTCGACGGGTTTTGTTGGGTCTTCTAAAAATACAGTATCCTGTGCCAATGCATCAACTTCGTACCATTTACTTGTTGAATTAATGAAATCCGAGTATCCGGGTACTGTTTGGTAGTTGGTCCCCTCTTTTTGTATAATAGCAGAAACATTTAATATATTTCTTTCAGGAAGGAATAAATTATAGAAAGGGACTACATCGATACTATTAATAGGTTTTTTAAATACTTTAGTCGTACCATTAACTACTACTTCTTGTTTTGTTATTCTATATGCAACAGTTGTGTTTTGGGAATTTTTAAGGGGTATTTTAATTCTATTTTGAAACCCTAAGGCACTATATTCTGATGAAAAATCAACATCATATAAATTTTCAAAAACCGTACCAGCACCTAAAAATTGTGATCCTGCCCTTAACACTCCCAAATATTGAGTATCTTCTTTATCTCCATTAACCGCATTTACCGTAATCGATAAATTCAATACAGTAACTGAGGGTCGATAACCCGGTATTTTTAATCCATATGTTCTTGCAATGTTAAATACTGAAATTCTTTGTTGAGCGTATTGTAAAACAGTTTCTTGTATACTTCGATCAATATGGTAATTTAAATTGTCTCCAATTGCTGCATTTAAATCCATCAAAACTGAAAATATTGAAGCGTCGTTGAAGTTGTTGATTAAATCGGGATAATACTGTTGCGTATAATTTATTAGGTCTTGTCTTAGTCCTGCAAATTCCCTTTCAGTATATGATATTTTTTTATTTGCCATTTTTTTAAATGTTAATTATTATAAATTGACTTGATCCAAAACCATTTGTATTATCAGTATAATCAATTTTTAGTTTAGCAGTATATTCTTGAGTGGCTAAACCAGGGATTTTATAGATATCTGCAGTACCTAAAAGATCAGTATTAATTTCACCTTCCGCTTCTTCACTATCAATATATGGCTCTACCGTTATGTTATTTATAGTAACATTAGGTATAAACTTATTTACTTGTTCTTCAATTTCGGATTTTATTGACTCAAAAGTCAATCCATCCAATGGTTCAAATATATATTCATATATTCTTGTTCCAAAGTCAGGTAAATAATACCTACTACCCCTTCTTGTTAAAATTAAATGAAGTAAATTACTTCTTATTTCATCAGAAGGAAATTCAGATAACTTAAAATACGTACCCTTAGTAGTTTCCCTGAAAGGGTAAATAATTCCAAAAGTTACACCATTTGCCATATAACATAAATATATTCTTATGATATTTTATATAAATAAAAAAAATCACTGATTTCTCAGTGATTTTCTAATTTAGTTGTTCCTCTTTCATGTTTTGGTTCATACGGACAATGTAAACATCCATTTCCACAACATCTTCCTCGTCTTTTATGATATGATTCTGTCATAACCATACGACCATCCCTATCATAATAAAAGTCAGTTGGAAGGAGTTTTGGTGACATAAACTCCCTCACAAATAACTCTTGTACCCAATCTTTTGATGCGTTTACATTCATTTTAGTTTGTTTTTCTTTGGTTATAGAACGCTAACAAAACTTGGTATGTTAGCGTTATATTATTTCCCCATTGTACTTTCATAACATTAAATAATCTCGCAAGATCCGTTCGCACAAGCCAATTCACCTCTTAGGTCGGTATTATCTTGTAACTCAATAACTTTTGTAAGATCAACATCTGTTAATGTTTTAACCAATTTTTCAAAGTCTTCTTTTGTACAATCTTCAAAAGGAGCTTGTGTATATGTTCCTCCGTTATAAGGTAGGACTGACAAACCATTATAGAAATCTCTGTTATTCCACATCCATTCACCTACCAAGTCCCATTCGTCTTCTTTAATTGAAACAGTTGCAGATACGTTGTGGGTATTTTGACCATTTCTATGACCAGACTTAATCCATTCTTGAGATACTTTTTTAACTCGTTCCAACATTTGGAATACTGACTCGTGTCTAACAATAGACCCTTCAGGTGCCTTTTGTGGGATTGTAATTACCGCAGTATCATGAGGACGGAAAAACTCATCTTCAATAAGTTCAGGATGGTAAATTGCAAGATAAGAGTAGATTGATTCATTTTTACCAACACGTATTCTTCTTAAGTAGTAATCATTATGCCATGCGTGGATTCCTGATGACGTACCCAATACCAATGATGAAGTACCTGATGGTTTAACTGTTGTTGTTCTTGCAGATTTGTTAATTCCAATAAGACCAGCAACTCTTTCATTTTCTTCTTTAACTGCTTTAGCCGCCTTTTTCATATCATAACCAAGTACAACACCTGAACCAATTCCTGTCATACCTACACCGATAAGTGCGTCTTTTTCAGTTGTTCTTTTCCAAATATCTCTTAAATAATGGAAGTCAGTGTATCCCGCCTGTAGTGTACCGATGAATGATGCTGCCTTAACTCTTGCGTCAAAATCTTCTTGTGATTCAATATCTGATGCATTTACTTCACAAAGGTTACAGAATTGATAAGGGCGAAGTGCGATTTCACAACAAGGGTTGGTTCCCCAATCTTTATCATTTGATAGATAAATTCCTGGTTCTCCAGCTCCGGAAAGTTCAATTCTCTTCCAAAGATCCATAAAGTATTCTTGTGTTACTTTATGACGAAGAAGAACAGCTGAGTTATTTGC